TGATTTTGCTAAGGAACGCTGATTGAGAGCAGAAATTATTATATTCAATTTTAGATGCCTGTGTTTGTTGATGAGTTTCCTAAGCATATACTCCGTTCGTTTCAATTTCAGTTGCTCGGAAAAATCGTCGATTACGAGACAAGAGTTACCGCCATCTGCTTTCACCTCAATTGCTTTCAAAGCAATCTTTTCAAATGTCTCGGGACTAAGGTCATGGAATACTCGAGGATGCCCTTTGAAAACATGGTCTTCCTCTGAATTGAAAACCTCCTCTGGTGTCACATATGAGACCGAATCAAATACCTTCCTATATATTCGGTTCTCACCAGTTGCCTTAAACAAGTTATTCATGAATGTAGACTTACCTGAACCCATGGGACCGCTAACGAAAATGACGCTGTTCTTATTTGGGAATGGTGGAGGCACACCAAGAGCATCGTCTATATTCTGTTTTGATGGTTTGATTTTCAATTTGCTTTCATCAACTACTTCAATCTTCATATATTAATATATATGGATATTTAATTATTATTCAGAGCGATATTGCTTACTTGGACTGGGAGATAGACCCATCCATCATGTTGTAAGTAATGACCTGGTCGTAAAGAGCGAATGCGTCGCAGACCGACGCAGACGCCGTAGCATAATGCGTAAGGTTCAAATACACATTGCTAGAGTTGAGGTCGCGACCAGATATCAGAGCCGACCCAGCCGAATCCTGGGACTCGAAGTTGAGACCGATGAAGAAGGAGCCCGTTCCTGCGGTTCCAGTCAAATCCTCGTAGTTAGCCTCAGCGAAGACAACCTGGAACAGAGCAGAGTTCGTCCCACCGAATACCTTCATCGCCTCGCCAAGAGCCTCACCAGCATAAACACTGGTCGCAGAATCCGCAACAAGAACAGGGACGGACGGCACATTCGCTCCATCGACCTGGAAGAAGTAAGACGCAATCTGAGGAAGGATGCGGTCACCTGGCACATTCTCCGTAGCGGGAGAAGAGATGTTCGTAGAGAGCCTGAAACAACACAGAAGAGCCTTGACACTGCTAAACCTGGCAGGGATGAGGACGCTGTTGGCGGTAGAGGCAGAGATGGTCGCCTGGTAGTTGTTGACGGAAGTCATGTGCTGTTTCAGCATTCCTCCGCCCTGTGCGATAAGAGCAGACATGGTGGCAGAGTCAAAATCCATAATCTCGAGTTGGAGTTGGATGTTGGAAAGTTTATAAACAGCCGTTCCAGAGGAAATCGTAAGAGCGTTGTTGCTCGTAGCAAGAGTGAGTTTGACGCGAATTCCATCCACACAGGGGCAGTACTGCTCGGCTCCGACTCCTAGAAGACCAGAATACAAAGGCTGGACGCAACGAACAGGGACTCCGTCAGTATCAACAGCACCAGAAATAGTCTTACCCGCCTTGAGCGTCGAGGTGTGTCCGTTCATAATAGAATTTACCGATGTCGTGCGACTAAGAGACTGGCAATCCTCAACGATACCCGCATAGGTCGCATAATTCAAAAGATTCTCGACTTGCTGATTCTGGACTACGACCTCCATCGCCTGAATGATGGACGACCCAGAGCCGTTTGAAAGCGACGCAGTGGAAGCAACCGACGAGTTGGCAAGGACATTGAAAACCAACTGAGTCGCGTTGGTCTGAATGAAGGAATTCCTGGAAGCAGGAATAGAAAAGAAAATATCAGAAGTAGAAGCAGAAGAGGTGTAAGTCGAAAGATTGTCGGGCTGGACGGAAATCCTGCGGGAGCGACCTCCCTGAACTCCCTTATACTCGGACAAATCAATTTCGCGGGGAACGACGGGAATGTAAGTAGCCATTATAGTTTATCGTTAGAAAAGAATTTTTACGATTCAACATTTGGTTCCACCTTCCTTAAAGGTATTTCAATTCTTGGTAAATTTGAGCCTAGTGGCGGAATATCGCAAGTGAATTTTGACATTTCAATATTGTTCGCAGTTTTCAAAGCCATCATCAAATCCATTCGCTCCTCTAACTTCTTGAGCCTAAAGTAAATGCTCTCCATCTCGGCAACCCGAGTGGGCGGTTCGGCAATCTCAGTAGAAACTTCTCCTAAACGAAAATTATCCATATATATACTTATGCGGATAATTTTTTATGCCTAATATTCCTCAAGTTCGGTAATCTCGAAAACGATACACAAACTAGCAATATCACTGCTGTAACTGGCGGAACTCATTTGATAAAATCTTACAACGAAAGGCGAAGTGCTTATCTCGTCTGTGTAATACTCAATCGGCAGGGAGTATGTGGCACCAGATGATTCGGTTGCTGAAGTATCATATCTTTGTGTTATGCCTAAAACGAAGTCATTCGTTTTCATTCCTGTTGCCTGATTACCTGTTAATCCGTCAGTCCTTGGTCCGCTAAAGATTCCATTAGCACCTACCAATCCCTGAGCCACATATATACTCGGACTAGCATCTGTTGCTAAAGAATCTAAGTCAGCCAACTGAATCACTCGAACTCTGAAGCGATTCTTAGGTTGGCGTTTATAAACTCGGTAGAAGGCAAATGTAAAGTTGGTTGCTGAGGAGGATTGGAAAAATGTTTGTTGTGTCTTCGCGACTTCCTTTTCGGGCATTATATATAGATGGGATATAAAAAATTAACTTAAAACCCACCTTTGGGAAAGGTGGAGCCAAACATGAAAAAGGAGAGGTGCGGAGAACCTTGGTTCTCTGCTTAAAAGAGTCCGCTCAACTTCTGTCCCAACTTCGCTGTCTTTTCCAATGATGGTCTGTTTACAGCATCAACTGCTTCACCAGCGACCTTCAACGCTTTGCGTCCAGAACCAAGTGCCTTCGCACCAAGACCCGCTCCGACTCCGATACCTGCTACAACAGGAGCAAACTCTGCTAACGGCGTAAATGCTAACGCAGGTGCGAGATATTTGGCTCCCGTAGCAACACCCGACGCAACCTGCTGAAGTACTGGTAACGCCTTGCGTTCAATAAACTGACCCGCTGACTTGAGTCCCGCTAACACATTTTTCGGCTGTAATGCCCTGTCTGCCTTGACGGCAAAGTCTGTAAAGCCTCGTTTTAGATTTTTGCCAAACTTATCAAAAGCACTGAGGAATCCCATTATACTATGTTATGATATATTTATTTTTTTGATTTTGCCTGTCTATCCAACTCGGCAATATTGGCTTCGAGTTCTTGTCTTGCTTGTAATGTTCTCATATTCTTAATCTCATTGGGTTTCTCTTCACCAATAACTTTGTCAGAGTAATCAACTCGGATAACCAAGAACCATGGTGGATTTCCTACTAGTTCAAGTTGGCTGTAATCATCATTCAACAAACGAACTCGTAAATAAGTCAGTTCGCGATTCGCAATTTGTGAGTAGAATGGGAAGGCATTAAAGTATTGGAGAATACGCAGAGGAGCACATGTGATAGGAATACGGGCTAAGGTCGCTCCCGTCCTTCCTGAATTATCGCGATTGGTCGTTGTCACATTTTCAATTTGGATGATTATTCCGCTAGTCGATGTGAGATTGACTACATTGGTAAAGGTATGCGGATTCAGATATGTTCCTGCTACGAATCCGAGAATGGATGAAGCCGAACCACTTATAACTACATCAGCCGTCGGATTAATTGTTACCTTAATTGTGCTTGGTACTGGGAGAAATTCAAACTGGATTCCAGAATTAACGCCGTTCAAATAGGTTATCATAGTTGATATGGTATAGTTTCCAACTGGGATTGTATAAGTTACTCCATTGACTACCATCACATTGTTCTTGCTGTTTATCATGTAGATGCTAACTGGGATTGACGCTTGTTCGAGTCCGATAACGAAATGTGCCAACTCTGAATTGCTTAGCAATAGTGGGTCAAAGTAAAAGGTTATGTCTGTATTTAGCGTTGTGCTATTTACTACTTGGTTGCTTCCATTGCTTGATAAAAATATTTTGCTCGATGACCTTGTCTGTGAATGATTTACACTCATTTAATATATCTGTATATTATAATGGTCTTAACTTACAAAAACAAGTTCAATTTGAAATATGGCTTCCCTCGCGATGAACCACATTCGCTAAAAGAGATTGCCAAGATTACTGGGTTTAGGCTCTCTGGTCTACAGGTCATTTTCGATAAAGGTATCGGAGCATACAAGACCAATCCAGCATCTGTTCGCCCTCAAGTCCGCTCTCCCGAGCAGTGGGCTTTTGCTAGAGTTTATAGTGCCGTCATGGGAGGCAAAGCGTCTAAAATAGATGAATCTCATCTAGTTAAGAAATAGGAGGAACTCGTCGTTCCTCCTTACCACCATACCATTAAGGAGAGGTGCGGAGAACCTTGGTTCTCTGCTTTAATTGGCTCTGCGAATGTACTGCCTCGGAGCCTGAGGAGGCTCAGGCTTAGCCTCTGCCTTCTTGTTCCTTCCATTGCGAATAATAATCGTCGGAGCAGGAGCAGGTCCATCGCTGTCAGAACCACTGCTGTCATCTGATTCAAACTGGATGATAGTTGGCTTGGGTTCCGCTCTCTTCAGTTTCGGCTTCGCCAAAGGCTTGGCTTCAGGTTGTTTTGCCATGGGTGCTGGGGCAGGAGCAGGAGGCGGAGCCTGAGCGACCTCGAGTGCCGTCTTCTTGGTCTTTCGCTTCTCCCTAGCATTCGCAAGAGCAAGGAGTTGCTTCTCACTCGCCTTACGCTTTGGCTTCTCCAGCGGACTCTCGGGCTCGTCGGTGATGTCAGTCAATGTGTCTTCGATATCCATTATATAATAGATATAGAAAATAGTTTTATCCTAAAACCCGAATACTATTCAATTCAGGTTTCAATTCATCTATCCAGAATTGTTCCCGAGTTGCCCGAGTCAGACGATTATCAGTCTCAATAGTTTCCAGCGGTTCCATCCGCCACTCCTTAAACCCGCCATTCTCAAGGATATGTTTATACAATTTCCGATTAGGTGCCTCCCATGATTTGTTCTTGTGTTTGGAGAGACGATGTTTCAGGTCGCGAGAAGTTGAACCAACATAGAAAGCGGGACTCACATCACTACAAAGGCGGTAAATTATGGCGGACATTTAATATCTGATGAGAAAAAGATTTATCCTAAAGTATTCGCTTTTATAGGTTCGCCTCTTATAAATAGTCCAAGCCCATCAATTACATCCATAACATCATTCCGATTCTCATCTGATATGCTCTCATAGTTGTTTAGGAAATCAGATACGAAATCCTTTTCTTTTTGGGGAAGAGTAGGATGTTTCTGTATGACAAAAATGAAGTACTGCTTCAGTTTCTCAGGCATCTCTTTGGCGAATATCTTGCGATTAATCTTAGCAAATTCTGGCATGTATATATATAATGGCGATATTAATTATTATTCTTTTTTATCTTACGAATGGTCCGCTCTTCGCTTTCATTTGCTGGGCTGTTACGATGTATGTATACGAATCTTTAACGGACCTTGAACTTCTTCATGAATGAAATATGGTTTGTTTCTAAATCTTTGCTGTCGCCCCAAAGAAGCCATCTCGATAATGCCCCCGCCGAATATGGGTCATTCCAGTCCTCGTTTGGCTCATGCCGTTTCAAATATGCTGTCCGCTTTGCTTTGTCGCCTTCATCTATGTATGTCTTTCCACCTGCCTGACCGAAATGGGTTGTTACGCCATTCTCGAATGTTACCATGAATCGCTTCCCTTTCTTTGTGCTTCTTTGGATTCGCATATATATATTTGTATGTTATTTTTTATTTATAAATAAGATAGAATCTCACCCATCACATCCTCGCAAAGCGGAGTTCCTTGCCAGAGAGCATTCATCGCCTCATACTTGGCAATCTCTGCCTGTCGCTTGAACCAGCATTTCTTGTTCCAGTCAGACCACTCGTAATATATCCTTATCTTTTTAGTTTTCTTATTAATTTCGACATCATAATAAGCCATATTCTGTCCCCCCCTATCCAGTCCGTAAAACCATAGATATCCCCACCATTCTCGAGACTTGGTCTTCTTATACCAGGTAGCCTTCTTCTGGATTTGTCTCCTCTTAACATCCCAGTACTTCTTGGCTTCTCCCGTCTTGATTTCCTTCATCAGGGACTTCATCTGTTGCTTGGTAATTGAACTCATGTTGTTGATTAGTTTTATGGGTCTTTTCGAAACTTGTTTTTAACAATCAATTTTTCACTTCCTCGAAACTCAATTTTATTTGTTACCCATATGATTTCTAAGAATTTTTAATTCAATTTTTTGTTTCTCTATCCGTTTTCAATAAAATTCTACAAGGCAGATAAGGCAGATTGGGACCTCTTTTCATAAAGTCCCCCTAGTTTCTATTCCTTAGACCACTTTACTAAAACATCCTCCAATCTGCCTTATTTGCCTTGTCGCAAAAGTCGCAGATTCGGACCGATTTTCATAAAGTCCCCCTAGTTTCTATTCCTTAGACCACTTTACCAAAACTGCCTCCAATCTGCGACATTTGCGACAACCATTTCTCTATCTATTTCAATAATTCTAATAATATTCATAAAAATAAGAATATCATTAATTAATCAGATTTGTTTTCTATTTATTCCTCTGTTTGCTCCTCCTCCTTCTCCTTCCATCCACAGATAGACAATGAATTTAATTTAATTGAATCGTATCTATCATCCCTATTCTTGATAAATTTCCTCATGAAAACATTCTGTTTGACAGCATCTTCGAACTTGCGAATCGAGCCAAACTTTTCTTTTTGTTGCTTGGTCCAATTATATCCATTCTGCTGAACGAACTTGGAATGGAACTCCTTGACCTTGATTACCGAGCCATCTACCTTATCATAATGCTCGAGAAGGAACGG